GGACGCTCACATAATGCTAGCTGATCTTATAAGTAGGGGCAATGTAAATGCTTTGAAGTTGTTCTTCGAATATATGTATGGCAAACCTAAACAGATCGTCGAGGTTAAGAAGGAAGGAGAGGAAGTAGAACAAGTATTTATAATAGGAGGTAAAAGTATAAAGCTATGATAACGTATATAAAGAGACTATATAAGAGGGTAAACCAACGTGAGGTAGCTCATAAGGTGATTGACTGCAACAAATGTGTTAATGCAGCTCAAAAGGTGACGAACTCAATGCCCTGTAAAATGTGTATGCATAGTTGTATTATTGTAAGCCATTATAAGGTAGAGGGTACCCCCTTGTAAATCAGTTGATATATTGAGATAGTGTGAAAAGCCCCCTCTTAAGAATAACCACAATTCAAGATGTTATTAAACAACACCCTTAAATAACAAAACCCCAAAATATATTTTACCCAAAATACTTTGTTATTAACCAATTATTAATTATCTTGCAGTATAACCAATACACATAAGATATGACAACCCAAAACCCGACCCCTACAGAGGACTGGTCACAACGCAACTAAGATATGACAGACGAAAGAATAATAGAAATAGAATCCGATTTAGATTTAGATCATGACGAGTATTTGAAAATCGACGACCTAATATCTCAACTTAGGTTTCTGAGAAAAACGGCAACCCACATATCTATTGACATAGGTTGTGATAGAGATGGTGACAGATACTTAGATGTTAGCTCTCACCACATTCGACAAGAAACCAAAGAGGAACAAACACAAAGGCAAGACGAGTATATCCGAAGCCAGCAGATGGTAGAGATGAATCAAATAGAGAATGAACGCACAGAACTAAAAAGACTTAAACTAAAATACGAATAAGAATGACAGACGAACAAATACTACAAGCAGGCTACTGGGTTAATATTTACACAATGTCAGCTCACAACAACTTCGGGTATGAGATAAACAAGAAGCTACGACTTTCGTGGAGAACAGAGTTGAACAAAGGCAACTTCAAAACCCCACAACTAGCAAGAGAGCAAGCAGTCAAAGAACTAACATATATCATACAAAACAATGGGTAAGACAGAACAAGACGCAATAAAACCCAACTACTATAAGTCTGGAGATCAAGACGCTATAGCCTACACCTTAAAGCATAACTTGAACTTCACAAAAGGCTCAGTATTAAAATATATGACAAGAGCTGGGAATAAAGATGGCGAGTCAGAGTTAAAAGATTTAAACAAGGCATTGGAGTACTTAAAAAGAGAGATAAACTATATAAAACAACGCGATGAAAACTAACGACACATTAACAATAATACAGACAGTATTAATAATACTAAAACTAACCGACTTAATAGATTGGAGTTGGTGGTATGTAACTATGCCGATATGGGGAATGTTTGCTCTTGTTATAGTTGTAGCTGCATTTTTTTCAACTGTAGAATACTTTAGACAACCAAAGAAAACACCCGACGAGATAATATACGGTAGACCAAGAAAGAAGTCTAAATTCCAAGAAAGATTAGAAGAAATGTCAAACCAACGAAACAATAAATAATATGAAGCATAAAGAAGAAATAAAAAAACTAACCCAAAAGCTAAAGCTATCACAAGACAGGGTTAAACGTCAAAAGAAAACGGAAGCAGGACTACGTGATTTAGTGGGAAAGCTCGGCACACTATTAAAGCAGAGTGAAAAAGTATCCCTCACCGACTCAGTAGTAGAGGAATTAATGGAAGAAATGGCTCAGTTGAAGTTCTATCGAGACAGGTGTAATCTTCAAATATCAGAGGTAGAAGCTAAGAATGAAGCACTAGTATCCCACAATGACAGGTTGGTACAAGAAAACAACAACTTAAAAATACAATCTAAAGCGTTGGTTGTTATAACTAAATTAATGAAAGTGTAATAATGTTTGGATATTAAACAATTATTAATTAACTTGCGAACAGTTTGTTTCATATCTTTGGTTAAGTTAGTAAAAAGCCCTCATTATTAAATTAGTGAGGGTTTTTTGCTATTATTAAACAATTATTAATATCTTTATGGAAACTTAACAACTAACTATATGACAACAAGAGGGTATAAAGCAGGTGAGAGCCTATTCGAAGCAGATGAAAACAAGTCTAACCAAGAAAAACTGACGATATCTGTTGGTGGCGTAACAATTGAAGATGTCATTCCAATGGCGTACACTTCTGATATAATAAACCGACCATACGAACGCGATGAGGTTGTTTATTGCTGGCACGATTTACGCTCTGGAGTAAAAGTAGGATATTTCTATTCTCAAAACGGCGATGCGTATTACGTAAGAACAAGTAAAACAGGATTATCTTTAAAATACTCTAACATATCACGAACCAACCCATTATGCGAATAATATTAATGATTATACTAGGCAGTACTGTATTGATGTCAATAATGTACAGCTTCATAAGATTTTACTTAAAACATTAGGCTATGGCACAAGAGGTACTTTTTGAATCTTTTCCGAAGCAAGAAGAATTTCTAGCAGCAATTTTTAGCTGGGATTACAACTTTATAATGTATGGAGGCGCGATTCGTGGTGGAAAAACTTTCGCTGGATTAGGAGCATTACTAATATTATGTAAAATGTTTCCGGGTTCGAAGTGGTGTATAGTTCGTAATTCATTACAAACTTTAAAGCAAACCACTATACCATCATTTAAGAAATTGTGTCCGGAAGGGTTCATAAGGAATTTCAATCAAGAAATGCAGATTGTGACTATGACCAATGGTTCGCAAATATTATTTTTTGGTGAGAATTACGCAGATGATAAAGAATTAAACAGGTTTAAAGGTCTTGAGGTGAACGGTTTTCTATTAGAGGAAATCAATGAGCTACAGGAGGTCACATTTTATAAATGCTTTGAAAGAGCTGGTTCTCAGATACTTAAAGGAACTCAGCCACCACCGTTAGTATTGGCAACTTGTAATCCTGCTCACAATTGGGTTAAAGAAAAGATATACGACCTATGGAAAGCGGATCGAATGCCTGAAAGGTGGTTATATATACCATCAAGAATTACAGACAATCCGCATATACCAAAAGAATATTTAGAATCGTTGAAGGCGAATATGCCGAAACACGAGTACGAGGTATTTGTTAATGGTAACTGGGATTTACAGCAGAAAACAGGATTAGAGTTTTATAAGGAATTTAGTATGACTAAGCACGTCAGAAAAGTCGATTATAAGCCGAATTTACCTATATGGATGAGTGTAGATGAGAATGTTCACCCATATTTCAGTTGTACTTTATGGCAAGTTGAGGGTAAAAAAGCTACTCAAATCGACGAATTGTGTATGAGATCGCCGAATAACACCGTTACAGGGTTGTGTGATGAATTTCGTAGACGATACCGTTCTCATATCTCTGGATTAATGATTACTGGAGATGCGACCTCAAATAAAGAAGATGTAAAAGTGGAGAAAGGGTTTAACTTATTTACATTGATAAGGAGTGGATTAGAAGAATTTCGACCAAGCTTAAGGCAACCGAGGTCAAATCCGAGTGTTTATATGCGTGGTCAGTTCATAAATACGTGTTTATGCAGTAATTACGACGAAATACAGATAATTATCGGCGACCATTGTACTGAGTCGATCAATGACTGGAATAATACGAAACAAGATGCAGATGGTACGAAGCATAAAAAGAAGATAGCAGAGGTTCAAACTGGAGTAAGATATGAAGAATTTGGTCACTTAACTGATACTGCAGATTACTTGCTAACAACTATTTTCAGTTCAAGTTTCGTGAAATATCAAGGAAAAAGAGTGCTACCTAAGATATATTACGGTACAGATCCAAAAAGAAAGCGGTTTTAAGTTGCAAAAACACACCTTATAGTAAATAATTATATAGATTTGTTTTATGGCTCGATTTCTTTTAGATTCAGATTATGTATCGTTAATACAGACTGACGACTTAGCTCAAATTACTGAGGGAGTCGCACAGAATCTTATTGACTCAGAAATAAAGGCAATATCTCGTATTAGGTCTAAAATGACACAACGATATATGGTCGATATTGAACTGGGTGTAATGGATGCATATAGCGCGACTAATCACTACAGAATAAAAGATCGAGTACTAACAGGATCAGTAATTGATTCAGTTAAAGAGTTTGACAGATGGGACATTTCAACAGCATATATCGTAAGTGATATTAAAACGGACGATGACGGTTTTATCTACACAGCAATACTAGCTTCGACAGGGAAGGCATTAACAGACGTAACGTACTGGTCGCCTATGATTAATATCGTGAACTCGAACGCCACGTACTGGAATATAGGTGTAGATAATCGTTATCCGTTATTTATCGAGGTAGCTATGGATTTGGCATTATATAATTTATATGCTAGGATTAACCCAAGACAAATACCAGATTTAAGACGCGATAGATATTCTGAGGCTATGGATTTAATTGATAGCTGGGAAAGTGGAAAATCAACTGCTGAAATATTGGAGAAATATACAACCCAACGAGGTTTATCTGTAACATTTGGCAGTAGTAAAACGAAACAATCAAACTTTTTTATCTAAATGAATTTTAAAGATAAAGTAATACAAGCGTATCAGAACTTTAACGTTAAGCAACCTAAGAGTGCTCAAGTTAGAAGTAAGATTGCTTATGAACAGCAGTTAGCAAGGGTTGGCGCAAGTGCTACTAGTTTTTCTAGTGCAATATCGTCAGCAGAAAGCGTAGAGTATCCTAACAGGTATTTATTAATGCAAGTTTACCAGCAAATAGTAAATGATGGTCAAATGCAGTCTGCTATATTACAACGTAAGATGCGTGTATCTAGTCAGAAATTTAATTTAGTAGATGCTAAAGGAAATATAAACGTAGAGAAAACAAAAGAACTAAGGACAAAATGGTTCGGTAAAGCATTAGATCTAGCAATGGATTCTAAGTTTTGGGGTCACAGTTTAATACAGTTTGGCGCGATTGAGAACAGTAAGTTTTTATCTGTTGAATTAGTGCCTAGAATATACGTCGTACCAGAATTTCATTTAGTAAGAGAGACCACAGCAACGGTTCGTGAAGGTATTGACTACGATAAAGCTCCTTATTCCAATTGGTGTGTAGGAGTTGGTGACAAGCGAGATCTTGGTTTACTTATGAAGTGTGCCCCTTACATTATTTGGAAAAATAACGCTATGGGCGCGTGGGCTGAGTACACCGAGATTTTCGGATTACCTATTAGGATTGTAAGAACTGACATAAATGATGATAAGACTCGTCAGAATGCAGAGCAAATGATGGCTAATATGAGTGTTGCGTCTTGGGCTGTTTTAGCTCCAGACGATCAGTATGAGATACTACAAACAAATCGAAGTGATGCGTTTCAAGTATTTGACAAGTTAGTAGATAGATGTAATAGTGAGGTAAGTAAAATCGTACTAGGTCAAACTGGAACAACAGAAGAAAAGAGTTACGTAGGTAGTGCTGCGGTTCATCAAGATATCGCTGAAATGGTAGGTCGTCAAGATTTATTAGATATGGAGTATGTTGTGAACGGTCAGTTTATGCCAATGTTTAATACATTAGGATTTGACTTTGAAGGATTAGAATTTCAGTACGATATGAACGAAGTTCTTCCATTGGGAGAACAAGCTAAGATTGAGACTAATATGATGCCTTATGTCAAGTTTAATAAAGAGTATTTAGAGAAGAAGTATAAGATGGAGATTGACGAGATGATTGACTTAAAAAAAGAAGCGTCTGGTAATCCAGCGAAGAAATCTAGCAATATATGAGATGGGGTTTAATTTTGGAAACATCAACAGAAGAGTAGATAACTCATTAAAAAGAGCTATACTAAAAATCGGAGCAAATGCTGTTGTGTTTTTTAGAAGAAACTTTGACAATGAAGGTTTTACCAATGTAACAAATCAAAGGTGGCAAGCAAGAAAAGCTACCGGCAAAAGAGCATTAAGGCATAAGATTTTAAACAAGTCTGGAGCATTGAAAGCTTCGATAAGAGTCAGAACTGCAGTATCAGCGTTGACAACTGTAGTAAGTAGTGATATGGATTATTCGGCAATTCACAACGAAGGAGGTCAAGGCAAAGCTTGGGGTACACCGTTTACTATGCCGAAGAGAGAGTTTATAGGTGATAGTGAGGTGATGGATAAGCAAATGGAGAAAATCATATTAACCGAGATTGATAAACTATTTATATAATGCAATTAGAATTATTTAACGCGATCAAAACACAACTAGAGACTATTTCATCATTGAAGTATGTTGGCTTGTGGAATAATCAGTTTGTAAATGAAAATCAAACTGTATCTCACGATTTCCCGAACGCATATATAGAATTTAATAATATAGAATATCAAGACCTGCAAGGTGGGGTGCAATCTTACAATATGGATATAGTTATTCATTTAGGATTCAAAACAGCCAAAACGGAAGATACGGCAGTATTTACTCTTAAGCAGTTAATATATGGCGCTCTAGGGTCTTTTAGTAGTGCTACGGCAGCATTAAACACAAAACTATCAAGAAGCTCTGAGATCGTAGATTATAACCATAATAACGTACAAGACTATCAATTGATATTTACATCAAAAGGAAAAGATTACGGAGTAACAACTATGCCTACTGAATTGGTTGCTAATCCGGTATTTGACATTACAGTAACACCAGTAATAACTAACACAGTAATAAGAACCGCAGATAAAATAACTTAAAAAAATGGCAATAACGGTAGCAATTAAGGGTACGGACTTAAAATTCTCAAATGGAAATATTATAAATTACTACCCATCTTCTGAGGTAAAACAGAAAGTTGTAGGTACAACTATCGAGATATGGAGGGGTGGAAATATGATAAGGAGTGATGAAGCTTCTGACTATACGCATCCAAGTGGTTCAGCAGAAGATATAGCTGACGCTATTAGTGAATTATCGCCAACAGCAGGAGGTTCGCAGCCGACAATTATCCCGTATTCTCAAAATGGAATAGTACTATTATTAGATGCAGCCGACCCCGAATCAACAATTTGGGCAGCAGCTAAAGATGGATATGCAAATAAAGTATTAAGGAAAAACTTTCCGTCTTCAACAGGAACGATTTATATGTCGTCAACTAATGTAGGCGACACAACACAGACAATAGATATTACTTACATTAATTCTTCTGGCGTTCAAGTTACGTCTACTCAAAGTCTTAATGGTCAAACAGAGGTAAACACAGGATTAACAGCTTATGATATAAATAGTGCTTGCTTGTCAAGCGATAACGACACACTGGCAGGAGATGTGTTTTTCACGCTAACAAGTGGTCGCTCATCAGGTGTTCCGAGTTCGTTGGCAGATACAATAGCTTTTATAAACGCCTCCTCTGGTATAACAGAACAGTCAACATTAAGAGTGCCTAACGATAAAAAGTGCATTATAAAAAGGCTGTACATATCTCTTACAAGGTCGTCGGGGTCAGACGGGTCTTCTACAATATCTTTCAGATATAAACCTAATGGAAAGTCTTGGGTTACGACAAGGTATTTAGTGCAAACAGGAGGAGTTATAGACAAAGATATGAGTAAAGAGTTTGATTCTGGAACCTTAATTGAGGTTACAACAGATGGAGTTTCAGATACAGATACAGGAGTAAGTGTATTTTTTGATTACGAATTTACAGTATAAAACAAAATGGCAAGAAGTATAGATACAATATTCAACGCAATGGTTGTGGCGAAAGATGCCGACAGCAATCTAAGCGAACTTGATAGTAATAGTAAAGTGGCTATATGGAGACTTTGGTTCTTCATAGTAGCTGCTGCTATAAACGCTTTAGAGCAGTTGCAAGATATATTTCAAGCTAATATAGAGTTAACGGCAAGTAAAGCTGTAGCTGGTACGGCTCCGTGGGTTCAAGATAGAACATTAAAGTTTCAACACGACGACACAGGAACTAATCCGCAAATAGCTTTAATTAATGACGACTTTAGCTTCGGTTATCCTGTTATAGATAGCTCGTATTTAGTTGTGACTAGGTGCTCTGTTACAACAGGCGTTGGTAATTTAGTTAGTATATTAGTTGCTAGAGATACAAGCGCAACAGATACTACTCCAATACAATTAACTAGCAATCAAGAAGTTGCGCTAGATTCTTACTGGAAAACAGGAGGTGTTGAAGGAATAACTTACAACGTAGTTAACAAGGCTTCTGACAAAATAGGAATAACAGCTACGGTATACTACCAAGGACAATACGCTACAAGCATATCTGCTGATGTAGATACTGCTATAAATGCTTATTTAGCTGGGATAGATTTTGCTGGTAAAATATCTATATCTAAAATAGAAGACGCTATACAAGATGTAGCTGGAGTTGATGATTACAAGCTAGATATTGTCACTTGTCGAGATGATGCAACGTCCTACGCTTCTGGAATTAAGATATACGACCTATCAAGTGGGGTTAATTTGAGGTTTTATTCTCCTATAGCTGGGTATATTATTGAAGAAGATACAGCAGGATTTGATTTTGACACAACAATAACTTACATAGCGCAATAGTATGAGTATATTTAAGTTTAGTACTACTATATTTACAGAGCAATTCCTACCATCTGCAAAACGAACAGTTGAGCATATCGCGTGGGTTAAGGCTTTGTTGAGTGGAGTACAATACGCTAGAGATAAGATGTTTGGCTTCTATAAAGACGGATTTACAGGAGAATCTATTTTAGCTTATGACGCAAGTTCGACCTATTCGATAGGAGATCTAGTTTTATACAATAAAATAGTGTATGATTGTATACTTTTAAGTATTGGGAATTTACCTACAAACGCTACATATTTTAGCGTGAAAACGTTTGTACTGGGAGATACTATTAAATACGTTGACAGGAGTGTGTATTACTGTATAGTAGAAAATACAAACGGCGTACCTCCAGTTAATTTTACTTATTGGGAGAAGTTGCAAGACAATTTCATTGGATTAGACGAAAGAATAGCAACAACAGCTCAAGTTATCGTGTTAGAAAACATACTAAACAAATGGTTTGGAACTAGTTTTAATTACCCAACCGCAGTTAATGATGTATTTTTATCTTCTAACATAGTAGATACTGATAGTTTCTTTTACGGAGTTGACGAAGACGAGAGTTCTTCTGTTTATTTAACTGATTCTATACAGCTAGACGCTATTAATCTTGGATATGCAGACGTAGAATTTAATTATGATGTAAATATACCGTTAGCTGTTTATGACGGTCTTAGCCCAGACGAAGCAACAGGGTACACAACAACTAAAACAGCGATAGCTTCTAGCTTCGTGAGTAAATATAATCAAGCAGGAATAACATTTCAAATCGTAACATATTAATTATGGCAAATAAAGTAGACACTAGTCACATAACACTAGCAGCGGCATACCCTCCAAGTAAAAAAGGGTTGGATTTTCAACAGGACGCACTACAAGATACAGTAGCTATGGCTATGGGTGGATTGTTAAATTTTAAATTCGTAGACAACATACCTTATGCGATATTTGGTTGCAGGAAAACGGCTAATGGGTCTAACTTTGACTATTCAGAAGGCGTGTTTTTTTATAATGGAGAATTGTATTTCTCTGAGGCTGTTGTAAATTTAAACGTAACATTGACAGATATTTGCACTATAACTATAGCTGCAGACCCTACAGCAGATCCTACTCAAATGAAGGGTGGTGGAAATATAAATGTTCACGATATTAGAACTGTTGTTATAAGTAATGCAGCAGCAGTAACAAATGGAGATGTAGTATTTAATTTCGACTCTATAGTTCTTGTAAAAGACACTTGGCACGAAGTAGGGACTGCAGGAGAGCCAGCGTTTGAGAATAGTCACGCAAATTCAGGTTCGGAGCCTCTTTCGTTTAAGATTGTTTCTGACAATTATGTTCAATTTTCTGGAACTACATTTGGAACTAATAACACCACTGTATTCACCTTGCCTGCTGGGTATAGACCTTTAGTTGAAAGGCAGTTTATTTTGGCAGGAACTCAAGACCCTGTTCAAAATTCAATAGTAACAATAGCTACTGATGGATCTGTAGAGTTTTTCACTACATCTGGTATAGGTATTATAAATTGGTCTTCTTTGCGTTTTCCTATAGACTAAAGATAATACTTAGTGATTATATCACGAGCTAAAGTCGCCTCAGTTGCGCTAGTACGCTGCACCTCTTCAAAGAATTTTCGTTTTGTTATTCCTTTGAGTCTTGTAGTCACTAGGGCTCTAGGTGATTCTGCTTTATCGGTACGTTTTTTAGGGTTAGCCATAATTAGTTACTTAAAAGTTTAATTATTTAGTTACAAAAACAAATATAAGTAAAATTTTTTAACAAAATTTACATTATGAATAAATTAAAATTCACGAATATATCAGATAGTAAGGCAGTTATAAACCTATACGGTAGTATTGGCGGTAGAGTTGATGGTAATGCTATTGCAGATGATATAAGATGGATTAATGAAGACTCTCAAATGACTGGTATAACAGAGATTGAGATTAAGATTAATTCAATGGGTGGAAATGTATTGGATGGTTACTCAATATGTACAGAAATATTAGATTCAAAAATACCAGTTACAACTGTTATTACAGGAATGGCTTACTCTATTGCAGGAGTTATTGCGATGTGTGGTCATACTAGAAAAATGACCGATTACGGTTCGTTTATGATGCACGATGTAAGTGGTGGCGGTGGAAATAAAGCAGTATTGGATTTACTATCTAATTCGTTAGCAAGAATATTTAAAGGCACAACATCTCTTACAATAGAGAGTGCTAGGGAATTGATGAAGGTAGAGACTTGGATGAGTCCAGAAAAATGTATAGATATGGGTCTTATTGATGAGATTCTACCGACAGAGATAGAAAGACCAGCACTAGAAAATGTTGAGCTTTATGAGTTTTACAATACATTATTAATTAAAAAAGACGAAATGTTAAAAATTAAAAACGAGTTAAGCTTGGAAGATAACGCTTCTGAGGAAAAAGCCGTTGAGAAAATCATCGAGCTTAAAAACGAAGCCGACATAGCAGTAGCTGAAAAAGACGCTATCGAAGTGGAATTAAAAAATGAGAAGCAAGTAAGCCACGATTTAGCTGAGGAAGTTAAAGGTTTTAAAGATGCTGCTATCGAAGTAGCTAAAGCTGCTAAAGAAGAAGTTATAAACAACGCTTTT